CGACCATATATACAGGCGAGGCAATCTGACTCTTAAAGTTGCCACCTAGCGAAAAGCCTCCGAGACAAAACTCGAAGGTAAAATACCAGGTGACTTCTATTAAAAGTCGAGAATTGTCTCCTATGCGCTAGCATATGACGTGCGGGTCGCTCGCACGATTATACCCATACCTATGTTTCCATAGTTGCATGAGTATTAAATCGAATCCTAAATAAGATTACAGGACGGATTCTTACAAAATCCTGTAAAATTTATATAAATTATGAAGATAAATGAATTACCTTAACTATTTTGATCCACTCGGTACTTCCAATAAATGGGAACACCAGTGAAGAAAAATAGTGAGAAGTCTTCACCAACGGCATCATACTGCATATAATTTGTATTATAATCTGCAGCTTGGCCTTTAATGCGAATTTTAGCATCAGTTGTCGCAACAGTATGCGAATTACAATCTAAATCTTGTGCACTAATAGACCTCGCCTTGGAGAATCTTTTCGGTTGGTAATATGGGAATTCCACTTCAATAGTGTTATTAATACCCAAATTAGTAGTAGCTGCACCATCTCCCGTGTCATAAGGCCAACTGGCTGTCATCCACTTTTGAACAACCGTATCACTTTGAAGTAAGGATACAGCAGCACCAGTGAATGTTCCATTACCACTTGAAGTAAAATTAGAGCGTACGATAGCAGGAGATTGTCTTGAGTTGCCTGCAGAAAAGATATATTTCTTTCTGTATGCACCACGAACTCCCGCATACGCAGGCGTGAACCACGAGTGAAATGCGGTGGGACCTATTGTCACTCGTGAAACTAAATCAGTTGAAGTGTCCAGACCATTGGGATCATATCCAGTGTGATAAGATGCAGCCTTATTGGTCAAGTAATTAATGCGAGCTGCATCATCACCCGCTTGAGGAGGATACCACCATCGAGTATAGCAATATCGTTTGCATAACTCACGAATTGAACAAGGAGGGTCTCCATAGAACACCGTATAAGTGGGATCATCTTGGTCGCCTTGCTCTCCAATGGTCATCAATTCACCTGATGCAGTGGGCTTATCGGATATTGTGGTATCTCCAGTTTCCACATTGGGGGAACTACTTTGAGATTCTAGAACCTCCGCTTCACGGATAGGAGTCCGAGGAGCGGTAATACCAGTCTCAAAAGGATCCCCTCCTTCTGGCCACAAATGATAATCACGCAAACCAGAATTCCGTGGGGCTGCCAATTTAAAATCATCACAAGCAGACACAAAGACATTAATGGAAATTGGCGCATCAATGCCCGGACTAACCAAATCATTAAGCACCGACAATTCCAAAACACCATTGCTAAAAGGCGCAGTTGAATCAACCGCATTAAGCAATCGTACTGTTGACGAAAAATTGCTTGATGATTCAGTAGGCTCCCCACAAAGCTTCCAAGCTTCACTTTGCCCCCAACCAACGACAATTTCAAAGTCATCTGTTTCCGCAATGTCAACAACCCTCGAATAATTGGTGTTGTATTCGACTGCTGAGGTAAATGCGTTAGGATCCCATCTAACCAAGATACGCCCCTTATGGAAATCACTTTTGACAACCTGAAAACGGAATTTAAGTGACCCCTGCCATTGCTCAAAACATGTTGCCATATGTGCTAGTGGAGTCATGTGAATTTCCCCCGCAACGTTATCTAATTGCATAGCGGCTACACGCGTATTCCACAACAAAGTATCTGGTGATCCACCTGGTGTCCATAGAAATTGCGTCAAATAAGACTCTCTTTTCACATAATCTAAAATGCCCATTTCATCAGTTCCATCCAAACCAACAGTACGAGAATCAACAGTCAATTCAGCTTTACTATCAAGAGACAACTTAATGGCTCCATCAGCAGCATCAGTGTTGACTAAGTTTCCAGTAGGTGATGGTTTAACTTGGACAATATCAGAGATAATATTTGGCCTAGAATAACCGAATAATTGGGCTACTTTACTGGTGGCATCAGCACCAATTTCAGTAGCTCTCATGTATGGACCAATTAACGGTAATTTCGTTAAAGAACCAGCCATCTTCGCTACAGCAGATGCAGGTTTGGAAATAATACCCTGTCCATATTCATCTTGGGAACCAATGCTATTACTCTTA